TCGTTTGCTTCGTTTTTCACACAACCATATAATTCCATTATCCTATACAGCACACCGTCATAGTCGACAGCCCACCAACCGACTGAAAAGGGCTTGTGGTAACCCCAATCGAACGAACGGTAAATAGTCCAATTAGGCGGAATTTCAAACGGCTCTATCACATGAGTGTATAACCCTGTGGCCTGCTGCTCTTTTGTGCCAACTCTGAAATCCTCGAAGAACATTCCCTCTGCAACATCCCATAAGCCATATAGAAACATTCGCTTTTGCTTTTCGGGCAAATTCTTAAACTGCTCAATATAATCGGGCTGTGATTCCATAAGTGCCGTGTTATCTGTCATAAGTGCCTGAATGAAAGAATAATCATCGGGGTTTTCATCAGGCATATAGTCCTTGTCAATAAATATTCTCTTGAAATAGTGATGTGAAGCTCCGCCGGGGTTAGTGGTAAAATATATCCTTTTGGGAAAATTATTAGCACCACGCAGGCAAAGTCCTATTGTTTTTATTTGGTATTCGCTTAGGTGGGTTGCCTCATCAATAAATATAACGTCATACTCTGTACCCTGAAATCTGTCGAGGTCCTTATCACGCTGACAATACATAAACTGAATCGTGCTGCCGTTTGGAAAATAAAAAATCTTTTCCTTATCAACATATTTTGCAACACCGTGCAAAATCGAACGCATTTCACGAATATGGTTATTCATAAGTTCAGGATATGACTGTCTTACTATAAGCGAATGTATTCCGGCATAATTACCGGCAAGAAGTATCGCTTTTCTTTTTACAAACCAACTCTTTCCACCGCCTCTTGCACCGCCATAACCAATATATTTATGCGTATCTTCTAAAGCGAGCTTTTGCTTTGGATTTACTTTCGAAAAATCGAGGTCAAGTGTTACTGTGCCCATTCTTTTTTACCCTCTATTATCTTAATTTCAACGTTCTTTTTATCCTCATCCTCTGTCAAATCATTAAGCTGTTTTATAGTGTCATTCATGGTGGAAATGGTGCTTGCAAAATCCTTTAACGCTCTTGTATCGAGTTTCTTGGTAGTTCTAACCGCCTCTGCGCCGCTTGATGTTCTGAGTATTTGCCTGTAAAGCTGCTCCGGGTCGTCAAGTGCTTTTTTAAGCTCAAAGGCAAGCCTATCTGCTGCCTCAATTAAATTATTAAGCTTTTGCGATTTATTCTTAATATCAGTCGCACGCGCGTTTTGTAAAGTGACCTGCGCCACATTTGACCTATATGTATCTCGTTTTTTTACCCAATTTTGCTTTTTTCCTACTGCCGATACCCTCGACGGCGCTATTTTGTGCTTGTTTGCAAGTGCTCTGTAAGACATTTCACCGCATACATATTCATTTTCAAGCTCTTTCCAATCGACTTTGCTCACGTTCTCACCTCTTATTTACCTTATCATTTTAAAATGCTTCAATGTCACACCCCACAAAGCAAAAAATAAGCCCCTGCCTTCCGGCAAGAGCTTATATACTCACTTATTCTTTTTCTTCACGGACTTCGTATGTATTTTCCGCCTGCGTATCTTCAACACCGTGTTTTTTAAACATTTCTTTCCAGGCATCGCCATACATCTGCTTTAAAAGGCAGTAGCAAAAGGCTTTAAAAGGATTGTTAACATCACCCTCTTTGAGCTTAACCCAGGTGGTTTTACCGTCATTCCATTTAACTATGGTCTTTTTATCCTTTGTCACAATAATATCTTTAACGCTGTAAGATTGCAGCATTTGTGCAAGCGCTTTTTTAGCTTCATTTTGGGTGATACGCTTATAATATACCGCAGTGTCTTCCTGCGCACTTTTATATGCTTCATCGGTTTTTTTATCAATAAATTTAATTGTAAATATTACAGCATTTGCTGTAAGCGCTGCGAAAACAGCCGCTAATAAAATAATAATAGCAGTTTTCATTTTTTTACCTCATTTAAAATATTTTTCTTTGATTATAAGTTTGTACATCTCGCAATTCCGGCATCCGTTTATACTGTTACAAAAATCGTTAAGCCACTTATCGCCTTTTTGAACATTTGAAAAGAGCATAACAGGCCGCCCCTTTTCAAAGAGGTTTTCACACTTAATATACATAGTACCATTCTTTTGCCGGATTTGCTCTTTATAAAAAGGGCAACGCGCGTTTGCGTCTTTATAGCATTTTTCTGACATAGCCTAACTCCTTTTAAACATAATTGCTGTGACATACCATTTTTGGTTGTATTCGTTAAATCGAGCGTCTACCCTTTCATAAGCATAGCCCTTGTATTTGTTTTCCCAAAAAGTGCGGTCGTCTTTGCGTTTTGCAAGTCTTTCAATATACCTATTGCTGATTTTACCTTTTTTCTCTCTTTCAACAGGCTTTTTTAGATTTTGTGAGCAATACCAACGCTTTTTTCCCTTTGGGTCTTTAGAAACATACTTAGCCGCTGTTTCAGGGCCGAATACATCAGGATTGTATCTTCGTGCATTTACCCAGCCAAATTTCCAAAAATCTTCGGCTCTGTCTCTTGTAAATCCGTCATCATTCATAAACATATGTACATGAATGTTAACAAGCCCTGCATATTTTCCTGTTTTATATGTTTTTTCTTCAAGAATAGCTACTACTCTTAATTCAGGTAATTTATGCTTTTTTCTGTAATAACGGATTCGGCGGATATAGTTATATACATCACGATATGCCTTATCTGAAGTTTGCGGAGCGTTTTCCGGTGAATATGTAGCATGCAAATATATGTCACCTGTATCAAAATTAGCATTAACAAGCCTAACAAGCTTCTTTGTGGCCGTCTTTTGATTATATAAAGCTTGCTGCTCTTTTGTCCTTTGATTTTTAAGCTCTCTTTCCGGTATTTCTCTACCACTGTTAAAACAAGGATAAAAATCTACCTCTAATAATCTACCACTTATTGTATGCTTTTCCTTATTCACCTATTTACATTCCTTTCTTTTATTATCGTTCAGTTGTTAAGATACAATACAAGCTCGTAAGCCGGACTTGCACCGGCTTGAATTTTTGCTATATATAATATGTATATATAATTGGTGATTAGAGTTTTTTAAAATTGTATTTTCTCATTTCGCTTTCGTGAACAGCTCCTATTAGTGCATCACTTTCAAGCGGAACAAGAACTATACCGTTTGGTGTATTTTTAGCTTCGTAGCTGTAAACACCGTTTTTGTAATCAAGATAAAAACGGTCACCGTCTCTAATCTTGTTGCCTTTTTCTTTTATAAATCCCATTGTCAAACCCAAACACATTTTCTGCACCTCACAAAACCTTCGTTATATAAATCTCAATAAAAATAATTGTTGCAAATGATATTGCAAAAAGCCATTTTGTACTGTTTTCTAAATCGTCACTCATTTTTACACCGCCTTATTTAAGAGCGGCTCATAAATATAATCATAAGCCGGTCCGTATTTTTCTTTTTCTGCCGCAACAAGCTTTTGATAATATCGGCTTTTCATAAACTGCTTTTCAAACTCATCCCTCAAATCATCCGTCATATCATATTTACCGATATTGTTTTTCTTTTTAAATGCTTCCCACTTTTTCGTAACCATAGGATGATTTATATTTATCCTGAATCCATATGGATTTTTAAATGAGTGAAGCATCACAGCCTGCTGCTTGTCTTTCTTCTCATTTAGCTTTTCCCAAGCTTCTATGTAATCCATTTCATCACTCCGTAAAATTAGGTCTTTGGGTTGATAGTTTGCAGAGTTCAATATCTACATCCGATTGAAAACTGTTTTTATAAAATGCGACATAAAGACATAAGGTGTTATATTCTCTTGCACACTTTTCCTCAATGCCGCAACCTCTTACCAAAGCCGGATAATTGCCCACGGTAGGTCCTTTATATGCAAAAACTGCAATATCGGCTTTGCTTAGCTTTTTAATAGATTCGCCTAAATACCATAACGGTTTAGCGTTTGCCGGAGCACCTTTTATAAAACTGTCGATAATTTCAATATCATTTCCGTACTTTTCTTTAAGCGCTTCTTTAATCTTTCCTCTTATGATTTCAATTTCAAAATTTGAATAGCCTTTCATAGGCTGACTTATAAATATTTTCATTGTTTACTCCTGTTCTTTCACTTCGTCCATTCTCGCACCGCATTCAGGGCAGTAATTGTAAAAAACATTCTCATCAAAACAATCAGTATATCCACAAGCATTTCCATTTTGAGCGTTCTAATCGTTTCTTGTGTTGTCATTTATCTACCTCGCTTTCTAATTGCTTTGCCGTTTCAACATCAATCGGTTTTGCATTCCAACAAAACCAATTATTTGCTGTGTCTCGGTTAAGCATATAACATCTCTCATTTTCACGATTGTAAGACTTGCAATCTATGCAATAACAATCGGCAAGCGGTGGCTTATCAAATCTATGTTTAATTCTGTAATAGTTTTTTAACTCATCAATTTTTTGTTGAATAAAACTCAATATTACGATTAAAGTAAATCCAACTATTACAATCAAAAATAATATTCCAATAATAGCAAAAAAATTAGTAAACTCCTTATTCATTTTTCACCTCTGTGTTGCAATCTTCAATAAATATGTATTTGCCGTCTTTGGTTTTATAAGGTGTAACGCTCGTTTTCATTTTAACAATTCCGTTAAATTTTATATAATCACAGAATATTGTGTCAAAACAGTAAGAACATTTTTTACAATCTCCTACTTTGTCACAATATTCTTTTACCGTCATAGCCCTAAACTTACGCTTTTTCTTTGGCTTTTCAAGTTCTGCAACTCGCTGTTTTAATTTGCTGTTCTCTTGCTTTAATTCCGTTATTTTATCTATTGCTTTAATAGATAAATCACATACCTTGTCGACAAGGTTATATATACGCTCTCTATCTGTCATTTCTACTCCCTCAACTCATATTTTCCTTGTAATCTTGTATTGCTTTTTCAATACAATTTCTAACACTTTGTTTTGATAACAAACATTCCCTTGAAAAGAAATTAACACCATTTTTGTCAACCCATTCGCCAACTAAAAACAAACTTGCATTTGCCATTAAAACAGGCGTATTGTGTTCGTATATTTTGATATGAATTTCATAGCAAGCACTCGTGCCGACTACAAAGCGATACAATCCTCTTGTAATTTCTTTCCAATTATTAAGGTCTTTCATTTGTTTTAATTCAATATCTTTAATCTTGTTCATTCTTTCAACTCCTATTTAATGCTTCAAGACAATTTGAAACGCAAAAATTATCTTTTATAAACTGTCCCTTAGTATTCGGTATTTTGTACTGTCCTGATAACCGACAATAATAAACAAATTTATTTTGCATATTTTTCTCTCTCATTAGGCATTGACAATTTGTACAATAGAAACCACTCGGAACATTGATTTCTTTTCTATATAGAATTTTCATTGTTTAACTCCTTTAACTTTGCTTCTGCTTCAGATTTATCAAAAAATATTTTTTTACCAATATCACTAAAAACTCTATAAGCATAACTATAATTATCAGTTAGATATATATTCCAAAGAAAAGGTGGGCGATTTGTACTTTCATACAGACTACCAAAGGGCGTGATTGCCGATATTTTCATTTCAAAAATTCTATAAATATCGTCATCACACAGAACGACATCATAAACAATTTGACCAATTTTACAAGGCAACTCAATAATTAGTGATTTATCCTTAAAAAATTTGCAAATAATTTGATTATCAATACACACGATTTCTCTATAATCACTACCTGTTAAATGTGACTTTTTTAATGCTTCAAAATAGCATATTTCATAATGATAACAATCTTTACAAGTCATTTTTCATCACCTCATTTCAGATATTCCGGTGTTTCAAAGCTCATTTGCAATGGGTTATCACCAACCCACCACATCATTACAGCTTCAGGGCTATTCCAACTGTTATTATCAAGCCCTGCTGCCTCTCTTGCTTTAAGCATTCGTCTGAACGCTCGCAAATAGTTATCTCGATACTTTGGATAACGGATAAAATCTGCTTTCATACCTTTGCCACCTTGCAAAGGGCAACCGATACAACCAATACGCTTATCGCCACATTGATATAAAGGATTTGATTTACAGCCATAGTGGTTAAGGAACTCCCACACATCTTTATCAGTCCAATCAATGATAGGATTGATAAGCGTTGAGGTTGTCCTATAACACCGCTCAACCATTCGGCGACTTTCGTCATTATCAATATTAAGTATCAAACCGCCTTTTGGTACTTGCTCATATTCCGCTTGCAATTCTTCTGCAAGTGCGATTGTCGATTTAGGCTTGCCTATAATCTTTACAACGCCACCATTTTGCTTTCTGCTTGCGCTTTCAGCCCAACGAACACCGGTTACCTTAACTCGACCTTTTCCACCTTTTTCTTTCAGTTCATCACAACAATAACGGATTAACCTTGTAGGTGGAATTTTCTTTTTTTCAATTAACTGCCACATTGAGTATTGAGGAGTGACAACTTGAACATTCGGGATTGACTTGATATATCTGACTGTTTCAGGTGCGTCAACGGTTGTAAGGTTATGTACTATATCGTGTTTTACTCCTGCAAGGTCAGCGAGAATACGAATGCAGTCGCTGTCTTTTCCGCCGCTGTAACACAAATAATACGGCTCGTCCACAGGCTCAAACGCTTTTAAGCGTTCTATTGCCGTGTTTATTTTTGTTTGTAATTCGCTCATATCATCACCTTTAACACCTTTTTATTTTATATCCGTCAAGTACGCTCTTTTTGTATTTGCCATTCAAATAATCAGCCAAAGTCTGATAGCTGCAATTAAGATACTTCGCAGCTTTTCTTATACTTCCAAATTTGTTCTCATTTCCGTTTTCATCAATAACAATAACTCCTTGCGCGTTTGACATAGCGCCGGTTATTTTAGCAACCTGATTTTTAGAAACCACAATTAAATTTTCCGTACAGTTATTTTTGTAGTTTCCGTCTTTGTTAAAAACATTGCTTACATTTGGCCCTTTATATGCAGGAATGAACGCTTGCGCTATTAGATTCTTTACATAATGTTCTTGACCTAATATTCTCACTGTTAGCGGTCCATTCTTTTTACCATGTTGACGATAGCCCTTTAGCTTGCGTTCAACAAAACTTTTTGTCGAAACACTCATTATGTAGCCTTGATTACTTGCATAATACTTACGCCGGTTGCTTTCACCGATAAATTCAAACTTTTCAATATTCGCTTCACCCATAAAATCACCTTACCCTGCTGCTATGTGAATTTGTAATCAACTATTCTAACTCAACCTTTTCATAAGTGCCGGTACCGTGCGATATTGAAGATAAAACCGTATTCTTTGTTGCGCCGACTATTCGTGCAAGCTCACCTGCGGAATCGGCAACGGCAATAGGTAATCTGTATTTATCATTCGTCACTTTTATATAACAATAATTTCTTTTTATACTCATTATTCAACTTCTTCAAATTCTGTATTTTCGTTTACTTGCGCCGGAGCCTGTCCTTTTTCGCCGCAAAAGCTGACCTGATTAGCTACAACTGTTACCGCTTTTCTGTTTTCGCCGGTATTTGCAACATAATTGCTTGTTTGTATAGAACCCTCAACAGCAATCATTGAGCCTTTGTGAAAATACCTTTTCAAAAACTCAGCAGTCTGCCGCCAAGCAGTACAATCTATAAAGTCGCAAGCACGGTTGTCCTTAGAATAACCTCGGTCAACCGCAATTTGAAAGTTTATAAAAGACGTACCCTCATTTGTAGCCTTTAGCTCCGGTTCGTAAGTAAGCCGCCCCATTAAAACAACACTATTTATCATCTTCGCTCCTCTTAGGTACTTCAATACACATTCCTTCTGAGCCTATTAAGCTCTTTAAAACACAATAATTTATCTTCTGCTTCGGATATCTCTTTATTGTGCCTTTTATCATTTCCGTAACTTGTTCAAGTGCAAAAAGAATAAAACTTGTTTCGGCAGCTGAACACGGTGTTATTACTGATACAATATTATCAACTTCAAGCTGAGCAATTTTTAAGTAATTTTCCTTACTTTTCTTTTCGTCCGTCATTCCTTCCATAAGAAGCTGGCTTACTTTTTCAATTCTTTCCTCTGATGTCATAATGTTTCTCCCTTTATATATTTTTGCTCTGAGCCTAAAACAATTTCGCGGATACTCGGCTCAAGATTTCGTGAATATTTATATTTTTCTGTTTCGTTATAAATGCGGCGATACCTTGCTTCCTGCTCAGGTGTCAAGCAATTACAGTCCTGATGAAATTCGCTGAAAGCGTCCCAATGCAGACTATGTAATTCCAACTTGACTTCGCTTATCGCCGGCGGAAAAGGTTTGTTGCTTATAAGCCTGTTAATTGCCATTAACATAATATCAACTGGCACGCTTTCAAATTGCATAGTCCAAATTGAAATCGTCCCCATTGCTTCTTCCTTAGTCATTCCTTTGTAAGAGTTTGGATATGCTGCCTTTAGCAATGCCAAAACCTTAGTCGTTTCGTCACGTGTCATTTTAACGCCGCCCTATCATTTGCAAGCGAAAGGAATATGTTGTTGCCGCTCTGCTCCGGGCTTTCTGCCTGATACTCGTTCAGGTACTCGCCGAAGCGTGTACCAAAAAGCGTTGACGGCCGTAAGTATAAGCTCATTTTCGGGTCGTTGCCCCAGCTTTTGAATTTCTTGTCAATTACCGTCTTGAAATCCTCAACCGTGTAGCCCTCATTCATTCTTGCCCTGATTAACTCTTTGATTTTCTTACCGTTTGGCTTATAGTGCGCACCGATTTTATCGTTGAGATATTCAACAATAGCCTTAATATCGTCGGCGCTCATATCCCCGGCTCTCTTGTCTGCCTGCTGCCATTCGACTTTGGGCAGTTCGTATACCACCTTTTCAACGACAGCCGTCCTGCCCTCGCATTCATATGTAATCTTAAGCTTATGCTTCGGCTTAGCCTTGTAAATATCACAGTCAACAACTGCCCTTGTCACATCATCAAGCGTTATTTGTGTAAAATCAGCTTCGCACTTGTCAAAGCTTCCGTTTGCACAGCTTTCGCAAATTTCATTTGTATAAACTTCCATATTTTTTTCAACTCCTATTGATTTTTTATAAGAGTTGTGATAACATAATGGTGTCAATTGGGTTATCACAACTCATTTAATGCTGTGTAATATGTATTCCCACTCGGCATTATCGGAGAATATATATCGGCATTTTCGTTCAAAGCCATTCCGCTTGCGGAGTGGCTTTTTCTTTTTCTTGTTTTTAATAGCCACTTTGCATATCGTTAAATATATTACAAATAATGCAAGCGATATTGCCGGTAACTTAAACATTTTTTCACTTCCCTTCATTTATATTTAAAGTTTTTTGAATTCTTCCGGATGATTTGAAAAATATAAGCTCATTGCGCTTTCAAGTCTTTTTTTCACATTTTGCCTTAATTTTTCAACTTCATCACTCGTTAATTTCTCAAATGGCTTTATACTTTTGTCTTCCATAATTACATTAACCGTTGCAGTTAATGGTTTTCTTGCCATTTCATCACCTCAATTTAAAATATGATGAACCTTTTTGTCCGTATCACTAACACTTAACCAAAACAGCAAGGCTAACTATCGCAATTAAAAAATCAAAAGAGGAGTATAAGACGATTTATTTCAAAAGAAATTTTTCGATAGCTTTTCGGCTGATTTCAGTTAACGGTAAGGGGAATATTTTCTACCTGCGCCCTGCTGCCTTGATTAAGTGTTAGTGAAATGTTCAAGTTATTGAACTTTTCTTGTAAAAAAATATAACGGTATCTCAAAATCAGCTATATGCAACAAAACACACGCTCTTTCAATCTCATCTTGTGAAAAAGACGCTTTATTATTTAGTTTTACTGATAAAGACTTTTCTGAAATCTCCATAGCCTTTGAAAAGGCTCTACGAGTTTTATAATATTCTGCAATTTTGCCTATTAACTTTGAATAATCATATATCATAAAGAAATCTCCTTTTGTTCAATTCTTTGAACACTTTTAATATATCACTGCTTTTTGATTTTGTCAAGCACAAAAATACATTTTCTTGAACTTTTTTGTAATCTTTGTTGAACTTTATGTTATGTTATGCTAATATTGTATCAAAGGCGGTGAATTTATGAAAAAAAGTAATACACAAGAACGCTTAAAACTAATAATGCAAGAAAAAAATTTAAGACAAGTTGACTTGTTAAACAAGTGTATGCCGTTTTGCGAAAAATATAATGTAAGACTTGGTAGAAATGACATTAGTCAATATGTATCAGGCAAGGCAGAACCCACTCAAATAAGATTGTCTATTCTTGCTGAGGCTTTAAATGTTACTGAAACATGGCTTATGGGTTATGATGTTGAAAGAGAGCCTAATTTTCGTTTTTCTTCTCTTGAAAAAGAATTAGTAACTGCATACCGTAACAAGCCCGAAATGCAATCAGCAGTAAACACTCTTCTCGGAATTAGCAATAATTCACAAAGAAAAGTCGAATATCCTATGGCTGCACGTACTAATGCTAAAAAAATAAAACTCTCAGCGCAGGAAGTTGAGAGCTTGAAAAAAGCTAAAGACTTTAATGAGGATATATAGCTTATTATAATTACCAATATTTACTTGTATAATTCATTACTGCAAACATTTAAAATGTTTGTGGTGATAAAAAATGATAAATTATGGAAAATATAAATACGTACGCAACGCTTCATGGCAAATCCTTTTAGATTATAACGTGAGGCAATTGCCGGTAAAAATAACCGATATCGCAAGACAAGCCGATATTAAAGTTGTAAAAAATAGTGATTGTCATCTTCTCAAGGATAATCAAATAGGGTTAAGCATACTTATAGACAGCAAATGGTATATCATTTTCGACGATAATATGTCATCAGAAAGAGCACGATTTACTATTGCACACGAACTCGGTCATATATTCTTAGGCCACATATCCTTGCTTAACAGAAGCGATAGTGAAAATGAATATAAAGAAAAACCTGAAGAAGAAACGCAAGCTGATATGTTTGCCGCTCGGCTACTTGCACCGGCTTGTGTCCTTTGGGGGCTTCACTTACATAGCGCAAATGACATTTCGCAGATATGCAACATTTCTTATCAAGCCGCTACATACAGAGCACAACGCATGGAATTGCTTTATAAGCGAAATAAGTTTTTAACAAGCCAATTAGAAAGAAAAGTTTATTCAAACTTTGAGGATTTTATAAATCAATACAATAAGGGGAAAAAATGAACGAGGAGTACAATTTAACAATACAAGAATTTCTTTATAAAAAGTCTGGAGCGGACCATTTCGTTTATATTGATGAAAATGACTTTGAAGAAATTAAGGATGAAATGTTCTTGTCAAAAGACGAACCCGGAAATTATCATTTAGAAGTAAACACTGACAGTTATTTTAAAAATTATGCAGCTTACTGCGTTATTGACAG